GACTGCTGACTTACGAAATTCCATCTGTACTTGTTTGCTATAAATTACAGGTGAAAAATTACCTGAGTTTAAGTTGGTATAACCACTCGCTTTTGCAAAAGCCATGATATACACTCCTATATAAATTGTATGGAGCTATGACAATATCATAGAGGCTGTCATTAAAGGGTGCAGTATACTTAGGTTGATCGACCTTTATAAAACTGGGCCTTGGCTGAGCAGGTTCGTCTATTTACTATTGTGATTGCTTATATGTTATACACGAATTTGCAGAACATATTGTGTTACTTAGTATAGGGTAGCCGAATGGAGCCTATGCTTGTGTAACGTGCCAATGTAACCAGAGGATCAATCCAGTTACACTAGCGGTTTTGTACAGTTATACTGATTTTTAATTAAATGTCAAGGGTTATTTCACATTAATTTAATATTAACGTGCTTTACCCGACACATCGTATACAAAGTTACCACTACGCATTGCTTTTGCAATACCATCTTGATGCTCTTCGTACTCTGCCATAGACATAGCAGCTACATCAGATTCAACATACTGCTGCTCACTTGAGCCTTCAGTAGGTGTAGAACCTCCACGGGAACTAACGTCCTGTGCAGCACTGCGACTATCGCCCTTCTTACCTTTCTTCTTCTTAGTAATACCTGCATCTAACTTGTACAAGTCAATGGCTCTGGCAGCACTAGTTGCGTCTGCTTCATTGTGATACAAAGAATCCTGTACCCACTTAGGCTGTTCATCTACCCAATCATGGAACGCATCCTCTTCACGGATCTGTTCAAAGTCAGGGTGAATCTGTAATAGCTGTGCTTCTGCTTTACCTTTGTTAGCACTAAGTTGTAGATCATCAATCTCTTTCATACGAGTAGATAGAGTTTCGTTCTGATCTCTTGCAGCCTTCAATGCCATTGTTTGCATAATGTTAGCTACTTGAGGGTACTTATCTGCCCACTCTGCGATCTCTTCTTCTGTGCTAGGTAACTCCATATCACCTGTTGATGTAGACTTAAGTTCTCCCTTTAAAGATTTGATCTGCTCTTCAAAGTCGCTCTTCTGTTCTTGCTGATGCCTACGTAAGTCTCCGTACCGCTTCTTGAATGAACGCTCCTCTGCTGTATCAGGGGTTGCATCATCCTCTTTTTCTTCTGGTGACATTTCATTCTGTTCTTTTAACTCAGCTAACTCTGCTTCGTCATTATCCATACGTTGTTGCTTAGTGTTAACTCGCATGAATCCTTTTACTTCTTGTTTCTTTCCTGCTTGCATTGCTTCCATGATTTTACTCTCTTGTTGGGGCTAACAGTGGGGAAGATACGATATTGTATCCCCCGATCTTAGGTAGCCAATAAAGGGTATTAAGTGCGTTTTGCTGCCAAAGCTCCCTTTTTAGCTTGTGCTTTTTGTTTTGCTATCTTCTTAGATGCTAGTCCTGAGGTAGGATCATTACGCATCTTTTTAATAAAGCCACCTTCTGCTTTAAAGTATTTGCTAGTTCCATTACCACTACTTGTACTAGGAGATGAACTTTGAGTTGGCCTACCTCCTTCATCTTTGTTAGGCTTACTATATCCACTATACGGAGAAGCCTTATAAGGGGAGTTATCACCTTTGTCACCATCACCACCGCCACCGCTTCTCTGCCTTATTAAAGCATTTTGCCTAGCCGCTTCTTTTGCTGCTGCGGCTGCTTTATCTGCTGCTGCTTTTTGAGCCAAAGATTTTGCCCGTTGTTTAGCTGCCCTTTCCTTTTCTATTTTATAATCATTTGCTTTTGATTCTGCAACTTTATCAGCACGTTCTCTAAGAGTATCCATCTCATTCTGTCTTTCTATTTGATCAGCTTCTGCCTTATTTTGCGCTGCTATTTTATCAGCCTTAAGCTTTTTGGTATTTTCTTGGTTAGCTCGTACCTCTGCAATATGATCAAATGGATCATAGGTTCCTGGCTCTTTGTAAGTTTTATTTCCATATGCATTAATAGACCATCCACCCCTCAAACCACCACTCATATCCTCTGATGCTTTTCTCTGCGCTGCTAGTAATTCAGCAGGAGTTCCTTTAAAGTTTGACCAATACTCTTGATTGTAAGTAGGCCGATCTACCGCAGAGGGTTCTGTAGTACCTACAGTATTAATCCTCTCTCCAGTAATATTATCTAGCAGCTTACCAAATTCATCTAAGGCACCTATCTCAAGACCCCCTGAGAAAGCTTTGACAATACCACCAACCATCTTCTTCCATTCAATGGGCCGTCCATCAGGCAAGTACTGCGACCCTTGCTCAATAGCACCATTTGAATTATTCATAGAATCCGCAGTTTTCTGTGCAAGTAAGAACCTATCTGCTACCCCCATGCCCTCTGAAAAATAGGAATCCAATCCTTCGGGGTCTTTAAATCTGCTATTGTAAAGTTCCTGAGCCTGTGGAGTCATTGAGGCAAACATAAGGTCTGTAGCTTCTTGATCCATGTTAGGTTTAATCATGGCATCTAACGCATTAATACGCTGACTACGGATGCGTGTGGATCTAGTCAAGTCAGCTTGGTATCCATCTGGCCCCGTATCATTCTTATAGTCACGGGTCATTTCAGCAGTGCCACTTGCTCCACTATTTACTGTAGATTGAGTAGTAGATTCAACTGAGTCACCTTCACCCTGACCGCCTTCCTCTTCTTCCCCATCGTCTATATATGGAGTCCAACCTTCTGGTATAGGCTCAACAGGTTTACCTCCAATGAAAGTAAAGTTTTTAAAGTCTGTTCCATTAGTATACATGCGGTATTCTGGAGTACCTGCTACGTTGTAGTCACGACCTGTGTAATCTTTGTAGTTAGGGATTACTGAACCTCCCTCTGCAAATGTCTGTACAGAACTATCAAAGTCCTCCCCATCCATGCCATCAATAAGAGCATCCATCTCCATATCATCATTCATCATGGGTTCACCCATCATAGGTTGTTCCATCATAGGAGCAGGTGAACCACCCATCTGACCTTCAGCTTCCATGTTAGCAAGGCCCACCTTAGCAGTCTCTCTCATCTTCATGAGTTTATCTAAGCCAATGAAACGTACAACGTCAGCAGGTACTACAAACTCACCCTCACTTAGCTGTGCTGGAATATCGTCACGCACTTCTTCTGCAAGAGAACCCGTAGGTACTTCATTGCCTGATACAGGATCTAGGATCTCCCCATCATCTAAGAAACCGCCTTCTGCGTAGCTACTGCGATATTTAATTGTCATCATTAACTCTCTCTTTTAAATACTTCAATGATCTTAATTGCTGTATAGCACCTTGGGACTGAAACATTTCTTGTGTATTAATAGTCTGCTCTAGCTTTCGGTGTTGTTGTTCTATGAGTACATCCATATATTCTATGAATGTTTCCCAAGCATCTTTATTATTGCATAGGTGGTGGAGGGGCTTCAGGTTCATTGCCACTAAATCCTTGTTCATTAGGAATAGGTACACTACCAACTCCAATGTTATCAGCACCTGCTGTATTAGGCGCACCCTCTGGTGGAGGTGCAGCCGCTTGTGCATCGGCTTGTTGCTTCTGCATTATCATAGCTTGCTCTTGTGCCTCTTCAATATTGTTAGTAACCTTATCAGGGTCTAACTCCATTGATTTAGCAATCTCACGAATGATGTATTGTGATTTCATCCAAGGAGCCAAGGCAGGATTAGCACCTACCTGTAAGAACTGAATCAATCGTTGACTACGGATCTCGTTAGCCATTAGTGACTCTGTACCACGGGCCTTAACTTCTAGGTCACCACGTATACTAGAATCAAAATCAAACTGCATATTGAAGTGAAAGAAACTCTTACCCATTGGGCCTAACAAGTAATCATCAATATTCTTTATTACAGTCTTTACCCCACCAGCAGCAGCATTCATCAACATGCTAATACCACTAGAGGTACGGCCTACTCCTGTAACACCTGTCTGTCCATGAGAGAAAGAAGGTAAGCCTGTAGACTCGTCTGCTAGCTGTCGTGCCTTATCAAATAGCTGTAAGTTCTCACCTGACACGTTAGGATACTTAGTACCAAACAATGCTTGACCTGGCGCACCCCCCTGCCTACGGAATACTTTTCCTGGGTATAGTTGCATGTCTTGGCCAGGAACTAAGTTAGTCTCGTCAACTTCAAAGATCAAGTTGCCTGACAACACAGCATTATCCACAGCCATACGCATGAAGCCATTCATAAGAGTCTGGGTATCATCCATGTTCTCTGCTAAAGCAATGCCAAAAATAGAGTAAGGGTTATGCTCATACGGCACAGCGTAGTAAGGTAAACGTACAGGCTTGAATGGATTAAGCACAGAGCGTATGATTCGGTCATTGCACAACCATATGTTAACTTGAAGTTCATCAGCAGACTCTAGTTCTTCTGGAATCTCAATGTCATGCTCTTCAATAGTCTGCATGTCCATAACGCCCCAGTACTCTAGTACCTCAAAGCGATCAACACCTGTGTCTGTCTGGTAGTCTTTTAAATCATCTTCCCAGTACTTCTTAGCGTAACTCTCACCTTGATTGATAACATCTTCAATGACATCGTTACGGAAGAAAGGTCTACGCTTTAGATCACGTAGCTGACTACGATTTAGTTTGTGACGTTGGATAGAGTATTGGCAATCACTAACAGTAGAAGCATCAGGGTCAGGATACCAATCCCAAACAGATACGTAAGATACTTTAGGTACAGTCTTAGTAATAGGAGTATAGTTACCTTCCTCGTCCCAATCTGGGTATTCTTTGTCCACTGCCATTGGGCCTTTCATTATACCTGTACCAAACAGTGGCATCTCAAATGCAGCAGAGCGTAGTTGCTTAGTAGCCTCTGACTCGTCTAGCTGGTCATGTATCTTCTTCTCCATACGCTTAGCAGCAAGCATAGCAGGATTATAATTAACAGAGGTAGGTGAACTACCCATGCCTTCTTTAAGATCCTTACCCTGTAGTTTTTCTTCTAGTGGGCCTAGCATAAGAGAAGACTCAGTAGAACCAGCAGGTAGATCATTACCATCTCCAGCAAATCCGTAAGGAGACTCTGCCCCATCCGAACCTTCTAGTTCTTTTTCAAGAGGATCATAATGTACATCACCTGAGATTCCCTCAGGTAGAACAGTAGGATCTACAGATAAAGGAAAACGTCCTGCACTGAATAGTACATCTGTTATCTGACCATAGGCAGCTAGTACCTTAGTCTTAGTAACCTTAATAAATACACGGGACTTCTCAGCTTCAGTGAACTTAACTGCTTCACTGTAAACACCACGATAGTTCCTGTAGTTTCGTAACCACTGTTCTTCGTACTGCCTACGTGAAGTCTCTGCACTAGAGAATCGGGTAGTTACTATATCAACTAAACGACTTACATACAGCTTCTCTTCTGACGCTTCTGACACATCTTCAAGTGCTGCGGTTTCGGTACTTAGTTCGGGGATTTGATCTTCTTCCATTTGCTACTCACAAAATGTTAAGTTAATAACCCATTACTGGGTCAGCTAAATACTGTGCATTAGGTCGTGCTGTTGCAGGATCATAATCAAATACACCAAATCTAGGACGAGACATAAGCCCATACCTAAGTGCATCATATAAGTGATCGTGTGCGTAATTTGTATCTATGTCTTCTGAGTTCTTTTTATCTAAAGGTATAGTAGGTAGCTGAGAGATAAGATGATTGCAGGTATTAAATATAACCATACGAGGCTCTTGAGTGAAGTCATCTAACTGTAACCTTCTATGTAATTCGTTCTTACCTGATATACGTGTACCCTTTGACCTATCAGAAGGTCGCCATCTACATCCTCTAACAACCATTCGTTCTGCTATACTAGGGCCAGTGTCGCCTCGTTTATGCCAGCATGAGGAGTCTAGTACTCCATACTGTATGCCACCATCCTCATGCTCTGCTTCTAGTATCATGTCAGCTAGATCTTCTGCTAATACTTTAGTAACGTACATCTCTCTGTATACAATGATCTGATTATCAGGAGCTACAGCGCACCAAACAATTGCGGAGTAAGAGCCATAGCCATAGTCTCCAGCCCTGAACTTAGTCCAGTTATTGGGTATTTCAAAAGGTTCCACCACATGTATAGTGCGGTTAAACTCAGGGAAAGCTGCACCTTCTGCAATATCCCAATCCCCTTCCAGCAGTTGTCTTCGCTGCTGTTCAGGTAGTGAAAGTAAGTTTGCTTCATAATCGCCAGTCTCAGTCAAGTAAGGATTGTCGGATAACTTTGCAGGAATGAATTTCCTACGAAATAGAGCCTGTCCTTCCTTGGAATGGCCCGATGGATATATCATTGGGTTGCCAGTTTCAGAATCTGTTGCATCAAACGGCTCCCCATATGGAGCAGGGTCAATGAACATTTTCTTTACCCAAGCATGACCACGACCTCCTGGGTTTGTAGATGCCCTCATGTAAATCGGAAGATCAGTTGCAGTACTACGTAAACGTGATCGTAGGTAATCCCATGCGTAGGATGTACCCCATTGAGTAAGCTCGTCAAAGCCAACCCAAGAGAAAGATAAACCTTGGTAACGAGATACGTCATCATCTTTGTCTAGGTAGGAGAACCATAGCCTACCACCCGATGGTGCAGTCCATGTCATCTTACGTTCAGACCATTTAATGCCTGGAATTATCTTAGGGTATAACTCCTGAGACTTCCAGATTAACTCTCGTAGTTCTTCTGTAGTGTGACGTAGTATTAAACCTG